GAGGTAACGTAATACATACTAAACGCCATGTTTACTCCCACTAAACACGTCGTCAACATGCGTGCATGTAAACATGCATGCATACTCACCGAGCATACATGACCCAGGTACGACCCGTCCGCGACCCAGGCATGACTCATACGCGGATCATGTTCTTCCTGACGCCTGCCCATAACAAAAGCCCGGTTGCCCGGGCCTGTTGCATCAATAAATTATTCTGGATATTTGACCGTATAGTAACCGTTTCCGCATACAACAAGTGCGGAGTTGTTCGTTGCAATCGCTCCAGTGTTGTCTTTTACCTGAACATTGATCCCTGTCGCTGTATATGCGCACCAAATTGTATACTGTTCATTTCCTACGATTTCTACACTGCTTATAACATATCCTCCAGCACCGCTTCTAACAGTCAATTTCATTGATTCGAAATCAACTTTGGCACCTGTCGGAAGGATTTTTTGTGTAGGGATTGTAAACCTCAGTTCTGATCCGCCAGATGTCACGAATCCAGCCATTACGGTACGATCATTGAAATGAACGCGCTCGTTTGGATAATACATCTGAGCATATGGAATCGTATATGCATTATCGTTGTTTGCAATGTTCATCACTGGCAGTTTGCCGTGTGTGATTGTTGAAATCGTTGTATTTGAATTTGGATAGTACATTATTCCGTTAATGACACTTGCGTAAATATCAGCAGGTACAGACTGATTCAGCCATGAATTGATTCGTGTATTGTTTCCGATGAAATAGGACTGATTCATCAGCACGCCAGTGCTCAGGCCGGTAAAGGATGGCGCTGTGTTTCTAACGTCAATAATAGCGGCAGACGCACTCAGGAATGTGTCTGTATTATTAAACGTTGCCGGTGCTGTGAAGAATGTCTGATTTGAGAAAGTAACATTCGCACCATTATATGCCTGAATTGCGAAAGTCGATTGCGGGTTATTATCATTTGGTGCGAATGTGCAAGCCATATATACCACATTTCCGGATGATACAAATGTTTTATCAAAAGTGCAGTGATCAAACTGCCCATATCCGCCAATAATACCGAATCTCATATTAGTTGTCTGTTCAAAGTTAACATAATATGCATACATTTTACCGGCTTCCAGGTATGCATTTTTTGTAATTGGATTACCCTGGCTGTCTGTTGCTCTGCACTCCATCTTAATCGTTAGTGGTGCCGTTTCAGTGCCGTTAATATGTATATAACTGTCATACATTGCCAGAGTCCAGGCCGCTCCTGTGCTGCCCCAGATTAGTACCGGTGCACTGTTTTCCTGTCTGCCTTCTCTTTCAGTAACAACACCGTCAGCGCTGATATGTATCTGTGCTGCATTGATTACAGGGTAGCCCATACGATAATGTACGTTATTAAAATCGCCCATCATATGGATATACGCACCTGCAGCATTTTCTGCCATGACATCCAGTGCACGTTTAAATGTTTTCAGTGGATGTTCGGGGTCAGTTCCGGGGTTCGTGTCGCTTCCTTCCGGAACCCGGTAAGCATGGTCGTCATATGTCCAGGTGAAATAGTCACCGTCACCATGTGAAACGTAGTTTGTAACAAACAGGTCCAGATGTTCTGTTGCATGTGCATGCGGAAATTTCATTTCCCGGACCGTCTCCAGCAGTTCAGTGTCTGCCGCTTCACGCGCTGCCTTTTCCTCAGCCAGCGCCTGGGCCTGTGCTGACTGCTCTGCCTTCAGCCGGTTGAGGAGTTCCTCAATTGTGACATGCTCAACATTGCCGCCTGGCCGGTACGTGTCGCCGGCTGTGATTGCAACCTGCGCTTCATACAGCGTGTTACCGACCCAAATAAGAGTGCCGGCCGGACTGCTTACGGTGGCGCTGGTGGACTGCTCGACCACGGCTGCGATGCTGTCTTTGATACCCTCAAACAGGGCTGTCAGATCAAACACCGGTGTCCAATAGCTGGTATCTGTGATAGGCGCACCGGCAGGAACCGGACGGACTGAGATGTAAGCTACACCGGTTGACGGATCCATAACAATCGTGTTCGCCGGATACTGTGATGTTATGTCCCAGTCGAATGGATCCGCATATTTTACGGTGTTCAGATTCACAAAATCTTTCAATTCGGCGCGGAACTGTTCCATCAGATCAATCATCCGGTCCAGGTTGATATCATGGAAATTTGTGTAGGGGAAATGCTCAAAGTAGGCCATAATTTATACCTCCTTAGTATACTTGCAGACAAAATTTGTCTTTAAATTCTTCGGTTATGATCCGGTAAATATCATAATCACTTCTTAGTTTAAGTTCGGCTTCCAGCATCGCCTGGGAGGTGGTAACACCGATATTACCGTATTCCCTGCGTTTTATCGTGTCTGTATGTGCGTCCGTAGTAGCTTCGTCACTGTGCGCGTCTGATACTGTCTGGTCCGCTGGATTCAGAGTATTGCTGTTGAAGCCTGCCACGTTGTGCGTGCCGGACTGACCGCCAAAGTCATTTTTAATGTGCTGCCGGCCATAGTCGTATGTCTCATCAACGTATCCATCTTTGTTATACAGCGGGTTGTAATCGGCATGCAGTGCATCATACATCTTAGTCCACGCGTTAAGCCTGGATAAGGACCAGACGTGCAATGCCTGCTTCATTGTCTCCGGATCCGGAAGCATCACTTCCAGTTCTGCGCACTCAATAACTATGTTATTTCTCAGCGCCTGCATGCTCATGCCTTCCGGTATCTGCATTTGATCAAATATTGTCCGGTCCATCAGCCAGAGGCCGCGAATTGAGATCCACGCTTTCATTTTGGCTGTACCTCCAATCAACTTTTATATCAATTTCAGGGAACATAGTATGAACACGTTCAAGGCTTATCCGGATGTTGTCAAGCCATTGTTCCCCTTTGGAGAAAGTAGCGGCATTGTTCATGTTGACTTCATCACTGATGAGTCTTTCTTTCTTTTCGAGTCCGTTCAGATTCGGAATGCCAATGTCGTTTTCAAATTTCTGTTCCAATGATGACATCAGCTGCAGCAGTTCCGGAGAGATAAAATTCTTTCCAAGGTCCTGCGTGAACGGAACCCACAGCGGGTTCCCTTCGTCATCGAAAAATTTGTCACCGACTACCACAGCCGGATCTCCGGACTGCATTTTGTCAAATGCCTTTTTGAATGCTTCCGCAAACGCTTTGTTCTTGGCCGCGAAGAAGTAAGCTAATTTTGTGTTCACCATGTTTATGCCCATGTCTTCGGCAGCGACTGCCAGCAGATCAGCATAGTAGTCGATCATGTCAAGGATCCCGTAATAATCAGGGGTCAATTTGATAAGTTCGCCGTCAATTCCTATGGTCCGTTCCTGGCTGCCTAGAATAGGACTGCTTACAATAAACCCCTTCGGCTGGTAGTAAATGTTGTACCCGGACCGCAGGCCATACTGTGGTATCACTCCGTATTTGTCCGTTTTAAGAACACATACATAGCCGCAGGCATACAGCACATAAAGCATGTAATCCAGTGACCATGTGTCCGGCACATTTTCCCATTTCAGCACGCTTATAGCTTTCTGAAACAGGTATCTCCTGAAATAGGCTGTCATTTCTGTACTATTTGCGTGTATGGTTGACGGTGTCCGTCTTCCATTGTAGACATTTAGAAAATCATAATCGTACACGGCCGTTCAACCTCCGTTTCCTTCGTTTCTTCATCATTAATATCATTTTAACATCCACAGTGTTTATATAGGGATTAAGAATGAACCCATGGAAATTTCCCTCAATCGGTGAAATATTCCAGTTATTGGCGCGGTATCTTGTCCGGTATGAGAATGCAGCGCCTCCATAATCGGATTCAGAACATTTTATCCAGGACCGGTCCGGTGCAATTTCTTCAACATTGCATACGTGTCCATCATAGCACGCGACCGCACCCAGCTGCGGTTCCTGCGACGTCGGCAGGCCGGCAGCTTCCGCCAGCTGGAACCACAAGCCGGCATCGGCATGCGGAAGCTCCGGTATGTATTCACCGGCAAGCTGGCAATACCTTCCCCAGGACCACCCGACACAGTTTGCCAGTGTACAGCCAGCCTCATATTGCGGGCTTCCGGGTATGCACGGACTCAAGCCGCCTTCGCTGATCTGGATCCACCACGGATGCATGTCAGATGGTATTTCTGTACAAGGCACAAAGTTACTCATAAAAGAAACCACCCTCAAGATATGATTTTATTGTTGCGTTTTCTGTAGCAGTAAGCGATGTGGCCACGTCGCCGTCTTTTACAACATTATAGCCTGGCAATGTGCTGATCTGCCTTGTCTGCATGAGCGGCCGTCCGTTGTGTTCGTTGTCTTCATCTGCCATATAGTAGAAATCAGCCACAAGGCGCCTGCTGAATTTATAGCAGCCCACCCCGGATGCGCCACCCATGGTTGAATTACTGCCGGTTGCCGCATTCACTGCGGACCCTATACCATTTACACCGCCTACGATTGCACCGGCAATGGTTCCGGCACCCGGTGCGGCAATCGCCATACCAATGGCAGCGCCTGCCTGTACAGTACCTGCAAGGGCTGATATAGGCTGTACACCGGACTGTGAAAGCGGAATATCAACAGCCACCATTGCGGAGGCACATATAATGTCTGTTGCGCCTGTATATCCGGCTGTCAAAAATGCTGTGCCTGATATGCCATCAATGGTTGCAACTAACACAATCATATCAGCATCAACCAACATGCTTGTATCAAGATCCAATACCCCAAACGGCTGAAAAAACAGTCTGTATCTGCTGTATGGCGCAAGGTTCATATACTTACCGCGGGTTGCCGCCAGCGGATGCTTAGGAACGGTACATGTCCAGGCTGTATCTATCTTTACACAGTCGTTTGACATAAGATATCCTTCGACATTTCCTAAGGTATGATAACCGATCTTGATTGGTACTGCCGGACTTGTATGCGGCATCATCACAGGGAACCATTTACAGCTTGCGAAGTAATCAAGCGGTGAAAAGATTTCTTTTGCCAGTCCTGTACCGATCTCATTCGCCAGTTCCTCAAGCCAGCCGCCTGATTCCGTAGCCGCATCAGCGTACATGTAATCTTTTAGCGCGTTAAACTGCGCGTTAGTCATTACATAATATGTCACGCCTCCAGAACTGGCCTGCCCATTAAGTACACCGAGAACATAGCAGCCATTAGCAAGCGTGCTTGCAAAGTCAGCCGTATCTGGAAGAAGTTGCACATTAGTTTCTGTGATTCCAGCCGCCACCGGGTAAAGCGTATCAACAATAGCCCCGTCATAAGCTGCAGCACTGCGCAGTACATACAGGCTGCTTGCTCCGATCCGGTCTCTGGCAGTCGCAAGCACATCACACACAAGCTGTGCAGACCAAAGCCGGTTTTCTATCCAACTCCATTCACTGACCCAGTAATAGCGCTCGAATGCCGGTATATAACACATGTTGTAAACAGGTGCTGCAGCCAGTCCATAGTCCAATGTAATGACCGGATTGAAGACTGCAGATCCGGATTTCAAAACGCACTGGAACGTGTCGCCGCCTGAAGGCCGTGCAGTGCTGTTTTCCCTTTTGTGGAATTTATAAAATGTTACATCAAACATGCTTAACCTCCATTAAATTGCGGGCCGCGGAAGCCCATAACAACCGCGGCCCTTTAGAAAGGAGAGAATATAACAGAATGCGTCCCAGCATCAGTCAAGGCAAATTACAAGCGCATTTTCTGTATTGTCGTTGTACCATCTTGTTGTTTCGTGCCAGAACTGGTTATAGAAACCACCCTTGGCATTAAACGGAGTAGGTGCAGACCACTGGTTGACCGGATTGATACCGGCCGCCTCATCGTCAAACAGGATACCGATTACGGTCTCGTTTTCAAATGCTGCCGTTGTGATTGCGCCATCCGCAGTAGCACTGCCGGCAGCCAGGTAATTGACCGTCGTATTGATCGCAAGCGGTGAACTCGGATTCTGCCAGAATGTTACCTTTTCAAAGTCGGCTTTTTTCAGGTAATCGTCATGGTAAGTCGTGCTGATAGCCACCGTCTCGGCCTTATTTGCAAAATCGGCGAACATGTAGAGATGCTGCATTTCTTTAGGAGTATGTCTGCGGATCAGTTTCTGCGCACCGCCAAAGTACGGGTTAACATGGTTAAGGATCGTTCTTTCTTCCAGCCTGTCCATTTTGCTTGCCAGCACCCCGACAAACCATCTGTAGAAGTCAGCAAAATTGCCCGGCTGCATCACTGTGGTTGCCGTGAATGTGCTGCCTGTATCCCTGTTATAGTCGGTAAGTGCGTGCCATACATTACCGAGTGTATATGTACCGCCGATCAGGTTTACGACTGCAGCACGCGCAAGATCTTCGCGGGCCTGGGTCAGCTGGTCGGTTGCATTTCCCATAACAAAGCTAAGGAAGGATCCGAACTGCTCCGGACCATTAAACGCTGTGTCAATCTGATCTTTCCAGACCGTAAGAGATTTCTCGTATTCCTGCGCGCCATAGAAATTAGTCTGCAGTACTTCCGGCTTATTGATCTTATACTGATCAACAGTATCACCATCTTCATAGATGGTCCCGTCGTCTTTGCGAAGTCTGTGGTCAATCTCAAGCGGCTTATCAATTGCATTAAGTTTGCGAACATGATTGCCCCATTTAATAGTGTCTTTTTCGAGACCCTTAAACTTCGCAGAATACGGTCTGTAACTGAAGATAGTTTTGCTCAGTACCTGGCTGATGGATGTTGCCAGCGGATCATATCCCTGCTTAAGCACCAGCTGTGCCAGTGTTGTGATATCGCCAGTGTTCACCGGCTGATTTGTGCCACCCTGCGCGTTATTCAGGATAGCGTTTGCGATAACATGAATGTCATCAATCGAAAGGTTGTTTGCCATTTTCCTGTCCTCCTTTATTTCAGTGATTTAGCCAGGATATCATCAACCGATTTCTGCGCCGGCTGTTCACTGTTCATAATATTCATTGCATAAACGGCTTTTTTCAGGTCCTTAAGCTCCTGCAGCATAGCCGCATCTGCGACTGCCTGTGCCGGATCTGCTGCAGTGTCTGCCTGTGGTTCTGCCGGTGTCTCCGGCTGGTTCATCTTCTCGATGTCCGCCTTTGTATAGCCGGCATCAATAAGCTTAATAATTTCCGATACGTTCATTTTTAATATCCTCTCAATATTTCATTTACTCGTTTCTGAACTGTGTCATAATCGAATCCATACGATTTAACTTTAATTTCTCTGGCACGGCCATAGCATTTGTACCATTCACCAGTTCCCCGAATGATAGCGCGTGCAATGTCGTCAACTGTTTTATATGGACTCTTTAAGATATGTTCCGCGTCATCAACTGCCACACCTTCCCAGGTCGCCGGAAGATAAATAAAGCCCTGGAAACCGCGCTGGCCGGCGCTGGTCCAGTACGTGCCGTCTGGTCTGAGCGGAAGTTTTGAAAGCTTCCAGTAAAACTCATTCCATCCTGACTCAGACACAACAATGTAGTCACTTCCGTATCCTTCTACAACTGCTACATGACCGTAGTAGGATCCAGCCCAGCAGGCAACCGCTCCCAGCATCGGAACACGGCCCCGCGCATATCCCTCGTACGATGGATACCAGGTCCGTGCATCAGTGCGCACAAGTTTTGGTCTGTAACCAAGTAGTTCATATGCTCTTCCCCATGCATAGCCAACGCAATTCGGCATCACGCTGCCGGTCTCATAGTTGATCAGTAAGCACTCATTCAGTCCACCATAGGTATTGTGAATGTAAAACTTGTCCTCAATCGTCGGTGCTGTCGTCCTCGGAATAAATACTGCCATATCCGGACCCACCTCCAGTTTTTACGATCATCTGCAGCATAGTTTTCAATTCTGTAAGAATCGTTGTATTCCGTTCAAGAGCATCACGCAGGCCGTCAACCTCCGCTTTATGCGCTGCTGTAGTCTCCTGCATGGTTTTCCACATTATGATACAAGCAACAATGGGAAAGCCTACGGAAGAAATAAGAGATGTAATATCAGTGATATCCATGCTGTCCACCTCCTTTATTTATAAGAAAACCGGCAAAACAGGTCACGGTGTATCATTCCGCGTGCCAGCCTTCCGGGCTGTGATACTGCACACTGTCTTGCCGATTAAATTATAAACATTATGCGAAGTTTAGGCAAATATCTTCTCAAATATTATCATGGCTGTTTCGTCTTCAAACAGCATTGATCCAGCCAGGTACCGCATGTATAAATTGTGGTATTTCTGTGTGAATCGTTTGCGGTCCTTGTCGCTGGTGCTGAACACTTCCGGCACGGTTCCGAACTCCTTACAAGCTGCATAATATTCCGTCCTGCTCTTGTGCTTATAAATGACCAGTTCACCGACTGAGCATACCGGCTTGAACTCTTTCAGGTTCCGGCTTGATACAGAGTTGCTGTCAATGTCGAAGATATTGCGCAATGCCATGTTTACATATTCCGTACCTTTCGCCAGTTTATACAGTGCCGTGTCTTCTTTCTGCACGCTGATCGGCGAAGACATAAACATATACACCGCCAGCGACCGGTCAGGGTCGCGGTATTCCTGAATGCCTTTGTTCATCATCTTGGCTATTCTGTTTACAATGCCCAGGCCAAGGAATATAGGATTCGCAATATCATTGCTGTTTGCAGCACATACAAGTTTAGCCGGCATTCTTCCCTGCAGTTCACGGTTTCTGTTCACGGTCTCATACATATTGAGCAGCGCATTAAATTCATCCTTGATAGGCCGGCTTCGTTTCTCCGGTATAAATTCGTCATAGAATATCAGTTCAACGTCTGAAAAGTCCATACCGCGAATATTTGCGAACGTGGAAAGACCGCAGATATAACCTATCGGCGGCCCTTTTTCTTCTCCGGATAAGTCATAGAACGCGCCCATGTTTTTATTCACGGATCCGGCTGATATCTGCAGCTGGTCATCATCACGCATGAGCGCTTTAAAAGGATTAGTTACCTCAGACGATATCAGATCGGCCTCGGTCTGTGTTCTTCTAAGCAATATAAATTTCAGCTTGTTATCCAGTATATATTTAAGGATCCCATAAGATTTACCGGTGCCACGAGGACCTATCTCAAATATAAAATCTTCAAACCTATTCAGGATCCTGTTTTGATCTATATATCCGGACTCTGTGTACAAGTTCATCTTTCAACCTCCATATCATTGCCGCTGGCGCTTCCACCGCAGCCACCGCCAGCGCTAAGGGCATTACCCACCATTTCATATATAAATAAAGCCTGCAGGTATGCTGCAGGCTTCAGCCGTCGTTCCGGGCTCTCTTAGAACGGCAGCGGATCATCTTTTCCGGGTGTGCGGTCCACCCAGGTGACACTCTGGCCGGTGCGGCCATTCTTACTTGTATATTCGTAAATCTTGAAACCTGCTGTTCCAGTGTTCATGGATCCGATTGCTTCCGGATCATCCAGCATGTCTTTTACAGTGCTGACTGTGTGTGCCGGCAGGTTGACCATCGTGTGTGAATCGATCACCGCCAGCGCCTGTTCACCGTATCTTCCCTCGGTGATAAACAGCGCGTAGACAGGATAAACCGTGTCAGGTCCGTTTTCCTGCAGCAGGTCGGCAAGTTTCCTGTAAGTAGGGTTAGAATCAATAGTGATTGCGAATGAAGCTGTTCTCTTTCCATATTTGGAACCGAATGACATATTATGTACCTCCTTTTCTTAATATATGTTTTTCAATATACATATATGTCACTATTATTTTACTTAGCACTATTTATTAATGTCAATAGGTTTCTATACTCGTAGGATAAACCGAGTGTATAAACCGAATCATGAATAACCGCATAGCTGGTCAATTCTATTGGGGTGTCGTCAATTATGATCCGGTCAGATACCGGATTGTCTACATAATCAACCTCCGTTTTACCGGAATCCCAGAAGATGAAACCGTCCTTGAAGTTCTCCAGCGCTCCCAATTCGGCAGCGCCTTTTTTCTTATCGACTCCGGAACATGTCAGATGGATCTTGCCGGTGTCATCGGTATATGCATATCTTTTAGCACCAAGGGTGATAAATTCCTTGCATGTAACCTCAGGTTCATACACCCCCATGTAGTGCGTTATTCCCTGGGCATCCACAGCACTGCCGCCATTGGCAGCGCTGTGCTTCTTCCTGATCTCGTTATACTGACTCCAGTCCTGGCCGTGGTCTATGTACTTTACGCTGTCAGTGTCGCAGTACACAAAGTCACGATAACCGGCAATCTTGATACCCTGATACAGCCGGTACCGCGCCCAGCAAGTCACCCAAACACCCCACGCATAACTGCCGAATGCTTTTCGGTTATAGTCCTTCAGAAGCTGTTCCGGATCCGTTTCATCCAAGATAAATTCCTGGCCGGTCCATATCTGACTCTGTTTTACCGGATCCTGAGCAAGCATTCCATACAGACTATTCAGACGCGCTTTAGCCAGTCCGTAATACAGCTTGCTATCCGGATCATCCTTTCCTTTTAGTTCTGTCTTTTGTTTGTAATAGTTGTTTACTACGTAGCGCATTGGTGCCGGCAGTGGTCCGTATTCGGCAAAGTACAGCTGATTGATATTGATATCCTCAAACCTGTAAGTTTCCAAGATGATCCTAAAATCAACATCGGTCAGACCGACTATCTGGATGAAGTCAGCCGACAATATACGGCCGTTGTCTGTCGTGATCCGTGCGGAATACGGGCATTTGTCCAATGGTATATAAGGGTCACCGTTGTACCGATCAGCAAGCCGGACCCCGTACAGGTCACAGCTGAACAGCACGGCATAGCCGTTTTTGATAAGATTTCTAAGATTCTCAACAGATGCTTCACCCTTGACAAATGCAGTCATCGGGAACGGATCATTGACCATGATATCCGGATAGCTGCTTGACCGGTCGAATCCGATAACACCCGGCAGGATCTTGCCGGCGTAAAACCTATTGGCATGAGTGTCACCGCCTCGGAAGGCAGCACGTAACAACAGGTATACCTCATACGTAGGCTGCAGGGCTGTGATCAGCCGGCGCGGATACCGGCGCATCATGCGTTTGATATCTCTGCGCGGGTAACCGGTGCTGGTCATCGGTACGGTGTAAAGGGTGTCTCCGTTCAAGGCCATTTCCTGCCGCACCGCTTCTACCAGTCCGAAGACGTCATTTACACAATACTGCAGTTCCTGGGCTGTAAGTGCGGTCCATGGGTAACGGACCTTATCATAATTAAATTCTTCACCTGAAAGCTTCTGGTGCTGTACATTCATTGCCTTTGTGTATTCGTGCAGGCTCATGTTAGAAAGCGCCAGCGAACACCGGAACTCAAGCTGGTCATACATCACAGCTTTAATCACTTTGCGGCTATCGACTGCAAAAACGTCTTCCTGCCGGAACTCATACAGGCTTTTTATATACTGCCATTCATATGCAAGATTATGCACGTATATCGCCAGGGCATCCGGACCGATACCCTGCCGGATCCGGCTGATGAACTGCCGGAAATCATCCCACGTTCGACCAATAACTACATATTCACCATTTATGCAAAACTGCCATATATACATAAAGTTTACTTCCTGACCTTTATGCTCAATGGTCGTCGTCTCAATATCGAATGCACAGATGCAGTCGCGATATCTCTTTTTGCTTCTTCCCTTCGGATTGCCTTTTGGTGCCGGCAATTTCTTGTACTTGTCCATCATTGCCGGCTGGAAGTCGGCAGCATAAATTATGCGGTCAGACATTATTCTTCCTCCATAAAGTCAAACCATTCTTCCCATTTCCCAGACCGGATCAGCTCATTTTTAGCCATTCTGGCATCGCGTGAATACTTGGTGTTGGTCCGTTCCTCCTGCTCTTTCATGATCTTATTGATCGCCTTTGTTAATGCTGTTTTGCTTACTTTTCCCTTTTCCATGGCATCATTGTAAAATCTCATGATCTGCTGAGAAGCTTCGGAACCCTTACCAACTCCCAGCGCTTTCTTAAATGCGGTCATAAAGTTACCATAATCAGCCACCTGCTCCGGTGTTACTCCGACTCCTTTACTTTGTAACTTTGCTGATATGCGTTTGTTTACGTCACGTATGCCAGATATCGAATTGCGTTTAGCCGTTAAGAAATTGGATATTTCCATAAGGTTATATACAAGATCTTCGCGGGTCTGTCCGCGAACCTTTGGAAAACCGCCTTTCGGCAGGTTTTCCAATGTTCCGGCAGCTTCCGGCTTGCCTTCCATGCGCTTGATTCTTTTCTGCGCGATATCCCGCAGCCGGGTATATTCCTGTTTCAGTGTTTTGTCTGTAACAGCTGTGGCTCTTACCAGCTGAGGATTGATAAACATCAACGGTAATTTTGGTGAAAACAGATCCAGGTCACGCGCTTTCGCGCCTTTCTTATAACGTGCCATTGTTTACCTCCTACGCTTAACCGGCTGAAGGATCCAGCCGGTTATATGTCATATTAATTTTAACAGCTTGAACAGGACAGATGTGATAAGCCAGGCAACAATCATTTTAGCCAGGAAGATGATGCACAGGCATACAGTTTCACTTATCCAGGCAATCATGATTGAACACCTTTACTATATTCGGCTGGATGTACCGAATAACAATCGACCTCCGGAACCGTGTCTGCAGGCTTGTTGTGATCGCTTTAGCCACGGCCTCATTGGTGCATGCAATGAATGTCAGTTTGGAATGATTCACCTTTTCAAGTATCGCGGGGATATCCCGGAATGATGATAGATAATTGACGGTATTGCTCATAATTCGTGTGTTCCCTCCTCGTTTACTTCCTCAACGACCGACCTCATTGCATCGTTGAAGATCCGCCATAATTCGTTGTCCTGATACGTTAAGCTGAGAAAATATTTAAGATCCCGGGTTATTTCAGCCTCGGAACCCTCCGTGATAATGTCACGGTTACGAGCGCTGATAACGATCATTCGTCTTCACCCTCCAGCTTCTCCCGGATCTCCTGCCGGATCTGTGCCCTGATCAGCTTGCGGATAGCGTTTGTTTTGGTGTCTGCCAATCTCTGGGCATCCAGCCAGCGGATGATGTCGGCATCCTTAATAGGATGCAGATGCAGTGTGCAAAGTTTGTAATTAGGTAATTTCATATTTTCTTATCCTCCTCATTTCTCTTCACGGCCCATACGCAAAATCCTTCCGGGATGGTCCTGACACAGCCATGATCGCATCCGCATGACCAATAACCGGATTCCATTCGACTGCCAAAATACTGGCATTCATCGCAACGAATTAACTTTTGTTCTTCTCGAATCTTTCCGACAAACAGTTCTTCATAGTCGTGCATATCATCAGGAATATGTACGATATACTCACGCATTTCTTGATTACCTCCTTTACTTCCCTCCGGATCCATCACATAATCTTTTCTATATTCATATGTTGTTCCGTCAGTGTCGACATTGATCTGTTTGAAATCAGGATTGTACTTTTCAAATTTAATAACCTCATCATACTCATACCAGTGAAAGAACACTCTCCATATATTTGTGACTTTCATTTCCGAATCACCTTCTTTACTTCTTCCGGATCCGGTTCACGGCCTGTCAATGCTTTCAGCTGATCGGCAACATACCGTTGCTGTTCAGGGCTGCCGTGCCATGACTGCTGTCTGTTTCTGTATTGAAACTGGTTGATGTGCTTCTTTCTTCTCTTAAACTTCATTCTGTTTTCCTCCTGGGCTTTCGCCTCATATAAATGATAGCACTATAGGTCTATGTGTGCAACCGGGCTTTTGTTATGGGCAGGACCAGCAGACGGAGCGTGATCTGTGCGTATGAGTCGTGCCTGGGTCGTTTATGCTCTGTGTGTATGCATGCATGTTTACATGCACGCATGTTGACGACGTGTTTAGTGGGAGTAAACATGGCGTTTAGTATGTATTACGTTACCTC